AGTTGAACCGTCGTTGTCTCGTAGCCAACAAGAACAGATAGTGGAACTGGGTAGACGAGCGGTCCAAGATGAGGTCGATAGATTACTAGCAGAGGGTTAACCTATGGCTAATAAACTAGAACAGATAGCAGAGAAACAAAAACAGAAAACTATAGCGAAACAACAAGACGATGTTGCACGTTTCTCCAGCCAGGTAGCTTCTGAGGTTGTAGGCGCTATAGGTGATCTCTCTCTAAGTGAATCCGTTGCTGAACTTGCAGCACATGTAGCTCAAGCTGTCGTGTTATCTTCAGCTAATTTGGATGCCAACCTGAAAGATAGTTTCTCTCAACTCTTATTGGCTATCCGAGATAATAAGCCTGATGATTCAAGCCAGATAGATTTATCGTTGAAGATCGGGGAGACTCTAGCGAAACTTGAAGCCACATTCGATTCGCTAGAGCTATCCCCTACAATAAACCTCGAAGCTATAACCGCTGATGAACTTAGGGTTGAGGTAGCCAAGATTCTTGCTCGGTTGCCTGAAGATTCTCAACGTATCGTTTCTATCGCCTATGAGAATGCTTCACCAGAAAAATATCTTAATGTCCGATTAACAAATGGCAGGGGCTTCTATAATGCCACAGGCGGAATCGGAGGCGCTACTAATGGTCTGACTGACTCTCAACTTCGTGCTTCACCTGTTCCTGTGTCTGCTACTTTTGATACGACAGGTTTAGCTACCGAAACGAAACAAGATACGTTAATTGGACTTGTAGATGGCATAGAAACACTTATTGGTCTAACAAATACTGCTTTAGCTACCTTAAATGCTGCCCAAAAGACAGAATGGATAATAAACGACCAAGAAGAGACCGACACCTACAAATATTATGGTTTTGAGTCTCCTGGGGGTACCTGGAAGATTTCCCGTAAAACGCTCGCTGATAATTCATGGCGTTATGCTACTGGCAGTTCGGACTATACAACAGCGTGGACTAATAGGGCTTCACAAACTTACGGTACAGCGGGGGCGACTTTCTAAATGACACGATATCAGCTACAACAATTCCCTGACTATTGGCGGATGTATGACACACATTTTGAAGAGCCTGAACCAGGTGAGATAGCTCGCTTTTCGGTCAATATGGAAGAAGCCGAGAAGATCGAGGGTGGCGCTCCGTTTTATGTTTGGGATGGCGAAATCATTTTTGAGTATATCCCCGAACAAACCGAAATGGTGGTCGAGTAGATGGCAACTTTTGCGATAACTTCTGCATCGAATATTGATTCTTTGGCTGGTAAAGCTGGCGGTGATACCTATAACGTAAATGGTGCGGCGTTCACTATCGACCAGGATAGTTTGTATGGGCTAAATGGCGGATATATTTTAGGTAACGTTACTGGTTCCGCTACTTTGGGCGGCGATATCATTATCGATGGTCGTCATGTTCGTCTTATCCCTTACGATAGCGGTTCGGGTACTGTTCCTGCCTATAACACAACTATTTCTCAAGGGTCAGCTAGTGGTCTACTTATTGGTGTCTATTCTGCTTTGAATGTTGCCCCTACTACTCCTGGTTCAGCGATGCCAGCATCGGGATACATAAAAGTAAAACAATGGAACTCGGTAGCTTACGCGGCAGGAGCTTTGACTGGTATTTCGGCTAATGCTACTGCTGCGGATGTTGCAGGGTGGATAGAGGTTATAGGCCAGGAAGCTGCATCTATTTCGATTAACGGACTCAATAATATCTCTACGCCTGTTATACGAGGCGAATGGTACTATATCGGTACTACCCCTGGTACACCTGCAAGGACGGATACATACCAGATTCCTACTAACGGTAACGTCTGTTTTTGTGCTGGCGTATATGTCGAAACTGCTGCTGGTTCGGGCGTATATAAAATGTGGAATAGTACCTCTGATACTGCTGAGTCGGGTAAAGTTCCGACCGATGGTCGAGGCGAACAAGTGTGTTGGGTTTCTAGCGGCGGCGTTTTACGTTTCGGCCATGATGGTACTAACTCTGCTGGCGGTGCTTTACCTGGGGCTGGATGTAAAATCCGTATAGGTAATGTCATCTTAAATAGTGCTAACTCTGCTACTCCGACAGTAAATAGTTTACATGCGACACCTGGTTCTCGTTATGATGTCGGAGGGTCAACTCTAGGTACTTGGGATATGGACAAAGCGTGTTGTAACTGGTATCTATCTATAACTTTTTATGGTTCAGTTTCTATTACTAACAGTATGATCGCTGCTCCTGTCGTACTATCGTCTTTGGGTCAGCCTGTCACCTGGACAGATTCAGGATATACCGCATTAGAGGCGTTGGCTACATATGGTTTGAATCTATCGGCTTGTTCTTATGGCGGTACTTTTGATGGTGTTTCTGCCGGAGGGACTTACCCTTCGACTGGTACGAGTACTGCACTTTTTAGGTCTACTCTTTCTAACGATATTGTTTTAACTAATGCTCGTATCCGTTCGACAGGTACGCGCCCTATAAGTGCCGTTGCGGTCGATCTTTCTTCTGTAAATAATTTTGAGTGTACAGATTCGACGATTGCTGGACGTATAAATAAAGCCGTCGGAGTAACCGAGACTTGGGATGGTATCGTCATGTGGGCCGATAACGAAGATACTTACCCTGCTAATTCTACAAACTTCATTGCTTATACAGCTTCGAACTCGTCAGAAACAACCGTCGAAAATATAACTTTCCCTTACGCTCCTAACCTCCCAGCAGGATTACATACATTATCGTCGTCTGTTAAGAACGTAAAGTTCCGCAATATAGGTACGGAAGCGTCACCTATTGACGGTACAGGCTATACCGAAATTGGTGCTTCTTGGTCGCGTATCACTACAACTGCGACAGTAACAACAAGCTCCCCTCATGGATTAAAGGTAGGAGATAAAATCTATGTCTATCATTGTGATACTCCTGGCGCGATCTCTCTGGCACAAAAAACTATTCTTACTGTCCCTCTAACAACGTCGTTTACTTTTACTTGCACTAACTCAGGTGCCACATCTGGCTATCTGTCTTTCTACCAGTCAGTCTTTTCTAGTTCACTTTTCGCGTTTTTTTCTTCCAACGTAGAAAACATAAAAATGCAAGACATTTGGGTGAAAGGAAACTCGACGAACTTTATATACCATGCGTCTATGAAAACAATCACTATAGAAAATTGTGGTTTAGATTCCCGATATAATTCGAGTGCTACGCTTTCAGGTTCAGATGTACAGATCAAAGGCCTGAAATATGGCGGTAATAACCCTGCGATCAGTTCCGCTACTTTAGGTGTCCATTTCTTCGAACATATCTATGGAGAGTATGGGACAAAACCTGACGCTACTGGCGTTAGCTGGTCGCGCACATCTTCAACTATTACGGTTACGAATACAGATCATGGTCTCATGTCAGGTGACTATATACAGGTTCGTAATACTGGCGCTCCGACAGGGGCGAGACAGCTCGTAACGCAAGCAACTGTTCTAGATAAAGACACTTTCACTTATACAGGCAGCGCGACAGCTGCTACGTCAGGCACTCTGGATTACCGTACAGTAGACGGCTCGTTACTTATCGCCATGAATGGCCCATCGGTTACTACCACAGCTCAAGTAACTATCGATTCTGGTACACCAACCTTTACGGGTGCTGGTACTCTCGCGATGTTTAACGTGGGAGATCAGGTCACTTGGGAGATACCATATTATTCGTTGAACTTCGACCAATTTGCTTTAGCTTGGCCGGACATATCTGTTTCGACGGGCGGTAACACTACATATAATTGTTACTATGCTTTAGATCGGAACGACGGGAATGGTTGGTCTGCTTTCAAAAACATGTATGCGAACCGCGATAGCGGCGCAGGTACATCGGGGGCGTTCACTATCACGGTTGATGATACGACAGGTTTAGAAGTCGACGATTATGTTTGGAACGCGTCAGGTACGGCAGGTGTAGGGCCAGAAGCAAAAATTGTTTCGATAGATTCTTCTACACAAATCACGGTCGATGTAGCTAACGCGGCTACTTTCTCGGCAGCTACTTTAGGGTTCGGGTGGCATCCTAACGAACCAGCATTTTCTGCTGATGGAGTAAAAATTCGTTTCCGTATGGCTACAAGGACAGCTACCGCAGGAACAATAAATAGCGTCGTTTTACCGTTAATTACTACTCCTACTTCCAGGGCAAGGAGGTATCCTCAAGACGTAGATACCGTATCGTTCACGATCTCAGGTTTACCTACAGGCACGACAGTTGCTCTCTACGATAATACTGATACTGAACTACAACGCGAAGATAACATTCTCACAGGTTCATTCGTATACGACTATGTCCATTCGGGAGTAGATTTTGAAGATAACTACTATGTGATCTGGCATGAAGATTATGTACCATATAAATCTGACCTTTTTGATCTGACAGCTACCGATCTTGGATTGTCTTATACACCAGTTGACGACCCGATATATGACCCTGCCCACGACGACCGTTACACCATCGATTTCGCTAATGAACTAATCATTATGGATACAGGAGAAACTCAATATGATGTACCAGGCGCATATTCTCAATGGAAAGACGACATTTTTCTAGCGGATAATTTCACTTACCAGTTCGCTTTCACTATCAAAGGTGGAGTCGATTATGCGACACCAAAAGCAATACCACCATTCACTGCTCTAATTAACGGCTGGAAGATACGACCAGACGAAGCCAACCACACTCTTACAGTCGAAAACGGTATCTTGTATGTCGAAGGCGGAGGAGACCCATTCGTCGATACCGTCGGAGCATACACAGTAAGAATAAATTATTCACAACCAGTCGAAGTCCTTCTAGTTTCCACAGGTTCAGGAGTGCTACCTACAGACATCACCGATATTGCCGAGGCGGTATGGCAAAACACCGACACTAATACAGGTACACAAAAAGGGAAACTACTCAAAGACGCTGCCGCCGATTCCGAGTTTTCTGCTTACGCAAAATAAAACACTATTATATAAAAACAAGGAGTCAACATGAACACACATCTAGCAGGGCTAATACAATTCGCAGCTGATGATACCAATAAGGCGTCATATAGTGGTTCGGTCTACTATAAGCAGCTCGCAAAATACGGCGAATGGGTTAACCCCCAATATCCGCATCTTTCTTCCGACCCGATAATGACATTAGATGAAGCGTGGGGCGCGAAGATTGTCGCGAACTTTAACGATAACGTTTTAGGTTCACCAGTCCCAGTACCTCTAAATCATACGTCCGACGTGAAAGAAAACACGGGTAGGGTCATATCTCTCGAATCTGTACCTGGCGATGGACTATATGGTCGCCTCCGTATCGACGACGCGTCCACATCAGAGAATCTAGATAAGGGAATCATTTTTGATGTTTCTATCTCGTTCGATTGGAACTTTACCCGCACCGATAACAACAAAAACTATGGTCCAGTTTTGTTACATGTTGCGCTAGTAAATAACCCGTATCTTACAGAGATGAACACTTTCGAGAAAGTAGATGCAGCATTTTCGAAGCTCGATGATGCGTTCAAAACGGTCGGACTTTCTATGGACGCCCAAAATGTTATGATGTTATCAAGAGACAAAATTAAGGAGCTATCTAATATGGCAACCGAACAAGAACAGATCGAAACGGAAACCGTCGCTGATGATGCTACGGATACCGAGGTAGAAACCGAAACGGCTGAAGTCGAAGCGGTGGAGAGCGAAGAGGAAGCCAAGGAAGGCGAACTCGACGCGACAGCAGAAGAAACTGTAGAAGAGGAAGATACGACAGATGAACTGTCACGTTTACGCCTCGAAAATGCTGAACTTCAACTATCGAGAGAATACGACCAACTTCTTGCTGAAGGTAAAGTTATCCCAGCACAAAAAGATAAGATTCTTGCGTTATCTAAGCTCGCGTCTGGCGTGGAACTCTCTAAAGACACTAAAACTGATGTTACTAGCATCGTTCTAGACATTTTACGTACAGGTAAACCACAATTCTCGACTGATGAGTCAGGTAGCTCAAAAGAGGACGAGACAGTTACCGATACACAAGATCAAGGTACAGAAGCCTATAAGAAGCCTTCTGAGACATTGACTGAAGATGAACTAGCGGGATTCAAAGCCGTTGGAGCAGACCCAGCAAAAATGGATGAACTGGCCGAAAAGGACCCAGTTTATGCTCAAGCTCTAGCCGCATTGGCTAGAAAATAAATCGAAAGGTTAGAAAATGACAGCTATTACAGTAGCCAAGAAATCTACTGACCGCCAAAATGGGGATGTTTTATCTTTCAAACAAGCGGCAGTAACAATACCTGAAGGTGCAATAGTTTCCGTTAACGCGGCTGGCTATGCAACTAATGGTTCAGATGCAGCTAACGATGTATTCGTTGGTATCGCAGAGGAAACAGTCGATAACTCGGCTGGCGCAGCGGGAGACAAATCGATCAAGGTACGCCGTACAGGTGTGTACACTTTCGTGTTTTCTGGTACAGCAACAATCGCAGATGTTAACACTCTTTGTTACGTCTCAGACAACCAAACCGTTGCTCTTGCAGCTACAACAACTAACGATGTTCTCATCGGACGTATTGTTGAGTTCGTGACAGCAACCAAAGTTCGCGTCGATATTCGCGACCGAGCATAAGGAAGGTATAAGAAAATGGCTTTAAGCACACTTCTCACAAAGGGGCTACTAACTAATTTCTTCGAAGGCTATAACGCCGCAGAAACAAATTGGGATAAGGTAGCAACTAAAGTACCTAGCACCGCTCGTTCAGAAACTTACGGTTGGTTAGGTTCAGTTCCTCGTCTCCGAGAGATGAAGGGCGAACGTGTACCCAAGAAACTCATGGAGTACAGCTACACAATCACTAACAAAGAGTTCGAAGCATCTATCGAGGTAGACCATGCAGACCTTAAAGACGACCAGACAGGCCAATATGGTTTGCTTGCTCGGTCTATCGGTGAAGCAGCTAAAACTTACCCTGATGAATTGATCTTCGCTGATCTACTCCCTAACGGCGGTAGCCAACTTTGTTACGACGGACAGTATTTCTTTGATACTGACCATCCAATCGGTGAACTTGGTACAACACAATCGAACCTTATTACGACAGCTTTAGATGCGACAGCGTTTAATACAGCTCGTGGTATGTTGCGTACAATGCAAGACGATTTCGGTCGCCCAACATTGAACAACAACATGGATTTGTTGATCGTTGTTCCACCTGCCCTTGAAAGTACAGCTGCGACTATCCTTGAAGCACAAATTAACGCTTCGGGTGCAACTAACATCTATCAAGGTCAAGCACGAATTTTGGTTGCCAACTGGCTTTCAGATACTAACAACTGGTACCTGTTGAACACAGCTGGAACTATCAAACCATTCGTATTGCAAGAACGCGAATTTATTCCGTTCGAATCTCTCGAAGATGGTTCACAACCAAACTTTATGAACAAGAAAAACTATTATGGAACATACTGGCGTGGAAACGCTGGCTATGGTCTATACCAAAAAGCGGTTGCTTCAATCGTTGCCTAGTTAGCATAGGGGGGATGCGAAAGTGTCCCTCCTCTTTTTAAGATTTATGGAGGCTATAAGATGAGCTATAAGATCGAACTAATACCGTCTGGTGTTTCGGGGGCGCGGTCTACTATGTTTCGTGGCGGCCTAAAGTTTGAGGTAGGGGAACCAAAAATACTTGATCTGTCGAAAGATGAACTGGAGGTGTTCACTAATGATTGGAGATTCAAGGTATCGTCTACAAAGGATTCGGGCGAAACAATCGAGGAAACAAAGGCTGCTCTCGGCGATGCGTTACCACCAGCCGATAGTGTTACAGCCCAGGAGGCCGTTGTTGCTCCGTCTGCGCCTGTTGAGGATACGGCTACTACACAAGAAGAAAGTGTTCGCGGTGAAGATGCGGACGCCAAAAATCTTTTGAAAGATCATTCTCGAGAAGAGTTGGATTCTATCGCCCAGAGTTTAGGGTTGGAAGGCGTTTACGCTAATAAAACAGAGGTCGCACAAGCTATCGTGGATGCTCGCTAAAGAAAGATTGTTATGGCTGCGGCTACTGACCTAGATTATTCTTCTCTACAAGATATTAGGGAAGAGGCTGGCCACCAGCATATAGTAAAACTTGAGACCCCTAGCGGTACGGTCAACGGTTCTAATACTGTTTTTACGGTAGGTCGTACCTATATTGTTGATCGTGACTATAACGACGTTATTGATGTTGGAGTTAGTGGCGATGTGATCGTCTACGACGATAACGTAGCTGTTGATGTAGATAGTGTAGATACAACAACTGGGGTTATAACTTTGGGGGCTGCCCCTGCGACTTCAAGCGTGATGCTTGTAACTTACGCTTATAGTTTGCTTTCAGATACTAAGGTCGGTAAATATCGTGATGAGGCTATCGATTTTGTTCAACGGAAAATTAGCGGCATAATCGATTTTGGTGCTTGGACTGACTCCGATGATTCGACGGGTGTGCCACCTATTGTCCAGACCGTAGTAAGGATTTATGCGGCTGGCCTTATCCTTATCCGCGACCATGGCTTAAATACTGATACAGAGAATAGTTCGAAGGATGGCTATAAACGTCTTTCGTCGGCTAAAAGCCTGTTAGATGACTATATTAAAGACGTAGGGGGTAGCGCTGGCGGTCTGTCTCGTGTTTCGGTTTCTTCTCGGAGTGATGGAAACATTTTCGAACGGAATACTGACCTGTCGACTTGGAATGAATCGGTTAGCACTACTGATACTTTCATGCGGGGCGAATAATGATTGTACTTACAGGTACCCTTGAGGGCGAGAAACAACTATCTCGTCGGCTACTCAAAATCCCCGACAATATCGGTAGTTTTAAGAAACCATTGTTTAAGATAGGTAGGGAAGTCCGTATCTCTGTTGATGCTAACTTTGGTTCGCGTGGAGCGCTTTTTGGTGAACGTTGGGCGCCCCGTAAAGACCACAAGTCTCATCCTCTGCTAGAAAAAACTGGCCGTATGCGCCGAAGTTTCAACCAACGCCTCGGTAATGATTATGTGGAGATAGCGAACTCGTCAGATTATTTTGCGTTCCACCAGTCAGCTGCCCCACGAAAGAAACTACCTCGCCGTGTAATGCTAAAAATAGATGAGATACGAAAAATCTTTATTGTTAAATCTTTCCAGGCTCACATTAGAGAATCGGTCAGGGGTGCCTAATGGCTCTTGAAGAATACCGCGACCCTCTACTTAAAGCCCTTATCGACATGTTAGAAGTCGAAGGACCTACTGAATTGGTCGGCCATTATATCTATGGTGACGTGTTAGCTCCATCTAGATCGATGTTGCCTTGCGTTTCCGTAGCGAGGGAAGGAACTGTTGTGCGTTCCGACGGGACAATGCAGGATACCCATACGACCGCGATTGTTATGGCTGTAATCTACGATTGGACTACCGATTTAGATCAATCGTTCGATCTGGTTCGGGGTACGACTGGCCTATATAAACTTTTTGAGGAAAGAAACGACGATTTCACTGTTAAAGCGAGGACACTAATTTATGCTCTAAGGGATAACCAGAAACTAGCTGACAACCTTTTCCTGTCAATAAATGATGATGGTCTGATGGTCGATTATGGGTTGGGTTGGGAGAAACGTGGCGACAACATTTTTTCGGTCGAGGGTATCTTGCGTTTCAATATCGAGTTGACTCAACCAAAACCAGAGTTTTATTCGCCCTAAAGATTTTGTTGTAAGCTAAGAGTATAGGGAGTTATATTATGACAGAAAATATAGAAACCGTAAAAAAGATTGTAGAACCTACACCTAAAGGTGAAGTGTTCAATTTTACGCGCGATGGTATCGTCGTGGAAGCAAAAAATCTTGAAGAGGCCCAAAAGCTCCTCAAGAAGATTTTGAAAGAGAATAAGGAGTCAGCTAATGGCTAAAATTATAGGTCGTACAGGTGCGGTCGGTATCGGTATCGAATCGACTCAAGGTACCGCTGTCGCAGCGGAATATTGGATTCCCGTACAAGGATATTCTTACGACGATAAGGTCGAGATAGTAAAGAACGATTCTGCGATGGGTCGTATCGAAGAGTTCAACGATGGCGATATAACTAAACTTTGGGGTGAGGGCGACTATGAAGGAAAGATTTTTCTTAACTCTGTCGGAGCTGAACTTGTAGCGTTATTCGGGCAATCCCCTGTAAGTACTCAGAGGGCTACTAGTGGCGTGTACGATCATGCTTATACGTTAAAGAATGATAACGACCATAAAGCATTGACGGTAGCTTACGAGGATGGTATCCAGGAGATTTCGTTTCCGTTCGCTATCCTAGATAGTTGGTCTTTGGAAGTAGCTGTAGATGATTATGTGAAACGTAGCATCTCTCTTATCGGACAGAAGAGCGAATCGGCGTCTCATACGCCAGCGTTCACTAATGAAGTCGAGTTTATTCCTAGCCAAGTTTCTTTCAAGATGGCTTCCGCACAGTCTGGTTTGGCTGGCGCGTCAGCTATTAACGTGACTGCTTTTAACATGGAAGTCAAAAAGAATGCTGAACCGTTATATGTTTTGGGTTCTAACGAACCTCACGATATTGTCAATAAGCAATTTGGTGTTACTGGTTCTATCGAACTTTATTTCGAAAACGAAACCTACCGAGATTATGTGTTTGGTAATACCCATAGGGCTATCCGTATCGATATGACTGATGCCGCTACTGATCTAGGTTCGAGCCATAACCCTCAACTGTATTTCGATTTGAATGAGGTCGTGTTTGAAGAGTTCGAACGTAGCTGGGATGCTAACGACCCTCTCACTCAAACTCTGAACTTTGAAGCGTTATTTAACTTGACTGACTCAGCGATGATTTCAGCAAGGTTAACGAACAGAGAAACTAGCTACTAGACGGAAGGAAAGCTATGACGGAGGATAGGGAAACCTTAGAGATAACTACGCCACTTAAAGGCCATAAGGTCGTTTTGAGGTCGTGGATTAACGGACGCGAGAAACAAAAGATCGATGGGTCTATGTTTCGTGGTGTCCAAACCGTTGGTGATGGTACGAGTTTGCAACCAAAACTTAGCGAAGATCTACTGGCGAACCAAGAAAATGTTTCTATCGAATGTGTTGTCGTCAGTATCGACGGTAACGAGATCGATGTTTTGAATCGTGTTTTGGAGATGCGCGTCCAAGATTATACTTTTGTGGCGGAGCAGGTACGAAAGATTGTTGATGGTGATCTCGACGAAAAAAAAGAGTTGCCTTCAAGCGAGAATATTGGAGAGTCCTTGAAGGAGGACGAGGCCACGTCTCCGACCGTAGGTTCTCTATAGTCCAACTTTGCGAGGCGATGCGTTGTACTTATGTTGACGGCGGATATTTAGATCAACCTGAATGGTTTGTTGAACTCTATAAAATGAAAATCGAAGTCGAAGCAGAATATGACAAGACGTCTAAAAAATCTTGACTTTTTCTCGTGGTAAGATTGTGTTATGGCTATGGGTAATGAAGAGAAACTCAAAATTATTATTGAGGCACAAAACAAAGCCCAAGCAGCTTTTGACCAGGCTAATAAGCAGATAGCGGATACCGAAAAGAAGTTCGGTGGAGCTATGGCGAAGATGGATGCCGCTAGCGCTAAAATGAAAACTGTCGGGTCAAATATGTCTAAATATATGACTTTACCTATTCTCGCTGGCGCGGGGGTTTCTATTAAAGCGTTTTCTGATCTACAAGAAACCCTGAACAAAGTCGATGTTTCTTTTGGCTCTAATGCGGGGGCAGTAAAGAAATGGTCTGAGGATTCCATCGCTAAAATGGGTTTAGCTCAACAGTCGGCTTTGGATTCTGCATCATTGTTTGGCGATATGGGTACTAGTATGGGACAAAACCAGAAACAAGCCGCGAAAATGTCTATGGGATTAACTCAGCTTGGGGCTGATCTTTCTTCGTTTAAGAATATTTCTATGGATAGAGCCAAAACGGCTTTATCTGGGGTATATACAGGCGAGACGGAAGCCCTTAAAGGCCTCGGTATTGTTATGACCGAAACGAACCTTGACGCTTACGCGGTATCTAGTGGTTTCTTGAAGGTCGATAAGAACTCTACTGCGGTACGGGAATCGGCATTAAAGCAACGTGAAGCACAGGATAAGCTCAATCAGTCTATAAAGAAACATGGGAAGAACTCTACGGAAACCGCTAAGGCGCAAATCAATTTAGAGAACGCTAATGCGGCTTTCGAAAAATCGATGGAGGGTAACACTAATTCTTTAACTCAGGCGGAGAAAGTCCAGTTGCGTTACAACTTTGTTATGAACGCAACTAAAAATGCTCAAGGGGATTACGCTAATACTTCGGATAGTCTCGCTAATAAGCAGCGTGCCGCAACTGAGAAAGCTAAGCAGCTTTCGGCGGAACTTGGAGGGAAACTCGCGCCTGTGTACGCGAAACTCTTAGGGGTCGGAACTAAGGTTCTCGACTGGTTTTCTAAGCTATCTAGCGGCCAACAAGACCTGATTGTTAAGGCCGCTCTTGTTGTCGCTGCTATTGGCCCTGTGGTCCGCATTATGGGTTCTCTCGTGACAGGAGTTAAGGGTGTAGCGTCGGCTGGTAAAACAGCTTTTAGTGTTACAACTAAGCTCGCTGGTGCCGCATCAAAGTATGGGAAGATTGTTTCTGCTAATGCTAAGTTTCTTTTTAGGTATGGTAAATATCTAGCTAAAGAAAATATTTTGAAGGCTGCTGCTACTGCGAAAACTGTTGCGTTAACTATCGCAGAAAAGGCTAAAACTGTTGTAACAAAAATAGGGATAGCTGTACAGGCGGCTTGGAATGCTATCTTGGCTATTAACCCTGTATTTTTGATTGTAGCTGCGATAGTAGGGCTTATCGCGGTAATGGTTTTGCTATATAAAAAGAATGAAGCGGTCAGGAACTTTATAGACAAAGCGTGGAGGTCGATCGCAGCGGTATTCATGACCGTATTTAATGCTATTAAGGGGGCTATCTCTGGCGTTATAGATTGGATTAAAAACAATTGGAAGTTACTACTGGGGATAGTCTTAGGGCCGCTTGCTTTGATTGTTATGGGTTTCATTAAATATAAAACTCAGATAGCGGCTGTATTCCAGGCGATTTGGAATGTAATTAAGGTTGTATGGAATGGCATTGTTACGGTAATTAAATGGGCTTGGGAGAATGTTATCAAGAATGTTTGGAATGCGATCTCTTGGTCTGTCACTAACCTGCTTATCCCTGGTTTTAAGATGATCTGGTCAGTAATCCAGACAGTGTGGAACGCTGTAGTTACGGTAATAAAGTGGGCTTGGGAGAACGTTATTAAACCTTTGTGGGAGGCGATAAGTAGCTATATCACTAATACTCTTATGCCTGCTTTCCAGAAGATATGGGATAAAGTCAAAGCGGTTTTCGATAAAGTTGTTGAGATAATAAAAGGCGCTTGGACAAATGTTAAAGCTGGTTTTGACAAGGTTAAAGGTTGGATTACTAGCCTGATAGAAAAGTTTGCTGGCATTAAAGAAAAGATCGCGTCGGCGTTCTCGACGGTAGGTAACGCTATCAAAGCACCTTTTAAGACCGCTTTCAACTGGATTGCTAATGGGTGGAATAAAACGTTAGGGAAACTCTCGTTTACTATCCCATCTTGGGTTCCTAAGATTGGCGGCAAAAAGTTTGATATGCCAAACATGCCTACTTTGTATACTGGCGCTAGGAACTTTCGTGGAGGCCCAGCTATCGTGGGTGACATTGCAGGTCGGGGTGGAGAGATAGTTAATCTTCCTGGCGGTACTGACGTGTTTTCTAACCGTGAATCGAAACAGATTATGCGTAGCCTCGCTGATGGTAAAGGCGGCGGAGGCGGTACGATGGTCACTAATACGTTTACAGGAAACATTTTCCTTGCTGACGCTAACGCAGTCGAAAAGTTCTTTAAGGAATTAAACCGTCAAGCTGAGATGGCAGCTATGGGAGTTGCAAGCTAATGGCAAGGAACGTATTTTTTGAATCTCTCGCGTTGAATGACGGGAACCCTTTTTTTGTTAACGATTATGACCCTGATGGTTCCGCCGATAAAACGTTACGGCTTGTACCTATTGCCCGACAGAATGGCGGCATTCTCGTATATGAAGAATATAACTCTCTTGTTGTTACTGTTTCTGGCCATATCTCGTGTGAATCTGAACTCCTTTTAGATGCCGCTATAGATACGTTGAAATCTACTTTGCGTTCCGCAGGCACTTTGAGGGTCCAGTATGGTTCGAGCTATCGCCTGTTGGATTGTATTGCCACTAAAGTTTCGGTTCCTAGAGGCCGTGAACATATTAGTTTCGCTCCGTACACTATCCAGTTCGAATCCGAGTCGCCTTTCTGGCGTGAAGAGGGTTTGGATTACCATATTTTTAACGAAAACATTACGACCGCTGATGACACTTTCAATGTTTCTATCGGCTCAACGATGGACGCGGAAATGGTTTTCACTTTAGAGATAACAGAGATCACACCCGATAATTCGGATGTACAAATCTCTATCGGGAATAGTTCCACTAACCAGTTCATTACCGTTACGGAAACTTTCCATGATGCCGACGTTCTAGTTATTGACTGTAAGCAGAAACAAGCATTTTTGAATGGTTCACTCATCAAAGCTAGAGGTTTATTCCCTGTATGGGAGCCTGGCGCGGGAGTCGTTGAGTATTCTGATGATGCGTCTACTAGCCGCGATATAACTATCTCGTCAGCTAACGAGCGTAGGTTCTTGTAGTGGCACAAAAAACGGTCCGTTATCTTATATCGGATTCGTCCGATAACTTTGTTGGCGAATGGACTGATGTAGGTACCGAGTTGACTTTGCGGCGCGAAATAAATAATGCGATGTCATCCCTTACCGCTACTCTGGCTAGGAATGAGTTAACCCAGATTGTTACGACGGACGTGTTAACGACCGAAGCTGACGAGGTGTTAACTACCGAGGATGACGAGATTCTGTTGGCTGATATTGTTGGCGCGACTGGTATCGGGTCTGGTACTGACCTGGATTTAAACCAGTATGTCGAAGTTAATACCTACTATGGGTCTTTCGTCGAACTATTGACCGAGGATGATGAGGTTATAACTACCGAATCGGATGTTGACTTGTTGGTTGAGGATGGAGCGCCTGAAGGATACCCTATATTTAAAGGCTATATTTCGGATTGGGATTTAGATTTCGGCGATAACGATACTGTCACTGTTACGTTGTTGAATAATGGTCTGGAATTAAACCATATTATTTTGATGGATGGGACCGACACTAAAGTTACGTTTAATAGCTGGGACCCTTCCGATATTGTCCGTTGGGTTATAGATTACGCCCAAACTCAAGGGGCGCATATCAACTATACGGCGACATCGATAGAGGATACTGGTACGACGGTTTCTTATACTTTTAATTTGAATACGGTAGCTGAATGTCTAAATAAGGTTTTGGAGTTATGTCCTTCGGATTGGTATTGGTCTTATGACCCTGGGAGTGACCTGTATTCTTTGAAGGCTCGCCCTGTTGCCCCTGCCCGTTATTTTACGAAACAGCTTGACGCAACAAAAACTAAACTTCGACGGTCGATGTCAGGGCTAGTAAATGAAGTGTATTTTACTGGCGGTGGCGAACCTGCGTTACTTGTCAAACGGGTTGATGCTCCTTCTCAGGCTGCTTACCGTCGGGGTATATCTAAAATCTCGGATGGTCGTGTTACAGATCAGACTACGGCGGAACTCATGGCTGATAGCGAGATAGACCGATATAAGAATCCTGTATATGTTGGGAGTGTTTCGGTGAATGGGAACCACCCTTACCCTATTGAAGAGATAGCTTTGGGTGAGATGGCAGGGTTTATCAATTATGGTGACATGATCGACGATTTAGAGTTACAGGTTGTCGGGTTAACATATAATATCGATACTGTTGAGGTCGATCTGGATAGGTTGTTACCTGCGACGACTAAACGTATCGAGGATATAAAACGTAACTTGGATGTTCTAGAACAGCTAAATAATCCCGACGCGCCTGTATAGGATACAATAGGGTTATGGCAAAAAGAATCTCGCAGCTGACAGAGGAAACTTCGGTAGCTACTGGCGATAATATCCCCATCTATGATGTGTCTACTGGCACGACGAAACGTGCGACAGTAGCTAACCTGACCTCGACTGTTGTTTCTGACAATAGTGTTACTTCCGAGAAGTTGAATAGTACGATAGCGTTTAGCGCTTATTCTTCGGCGAACATTACTGCTTCATCTACCCCAGGGAAGATACAGCTCGCTACTGAGGCTTACGATCAGGGCGCAGATTTTGATGCTACAACTAATTATCGTTTTACCGCTCCCGTGAATGGAATATACCATTTTGATGGCATCGTCAGGTTCACTACCCCTGGCGACGCGAATAACTGTCAGACTTTTCTTTATAAGAATGGGGCGGCATTTACCGAGAATGTTTCTGTCAACTTAAATAATGGTGGAGGTAACTCTGTTGCGCTGCCTGTTTCGGGTACTGTGAAGCTCGCGTCTGGCGATTACGTCGAATTGTATGCGGCTCGCACGACTGGTACTGGTAACGCTCAAGGTACTTTGTCTGGTTTCATTGTTGGAAGATACTAGAAAAATAGTAGGGGGATAAAATGTCTATACAGAAAATGGTTGCCGAGGCTTTACGTCAGTCGGGGAAACCTTACCGTTTGGGTGCTGAGGCGTCGGTAACAGATCGTAACCCTAGAGCTTTTGACTGTTCAGAGTTGACGGAATGGTCGGCTCGACGTAACGGTATGGTATTACCTGATGGCGCTTGGAACCAATATGCTTACTGTAAAGGGCGTGGAACAATAATTTCTGTCGCTCAGGCTATCCGTACTCCTGGAGCTCTATTGTTTGTAGCTAAAAGTTCTAGTTCGGGTAATGGTAGAGGTAATCATGTGGCTATTAGTTTGGGTAACGGAAAAACTATTGAGGCTCGCTCCACAAAATATGGGGTAGGGAGTTTCTCTGCTACTAACCGAGGTTGGACCCATGGGGGTCTTATCCCTGGCGCTAGTTATGTTGTCGCTCCTGCCTCTACGGGTTATCCTGGCGTTTTGAAGAAGGGTTCTAAAGGGCCGAACGTTGTTAGGTTACAGGCTCGCCTTAGGGCTTTAAAATATGGTATCTCTGTCGATGGTGATTTTGGTAACAAAACTGTTGCGGTCGTTAAGGCTTTCCAGAAATCTAAACGCCTCGCACAAGATGGTGTTGTTGGTCCTGCGACTCATAAGAAGTTGTTCGGCTAATGAAAGGTATAGACCCTGTAAATGTCGTTACTGGCATCCTTTTCCTGTTGAATATGTTGGGTTTGTATTCTATAAAGCGTGAAACTTCTCAAGTTAATAGGGCTGTAAATCATGTAGAGGAAGGCACCCCGACGTTATCTGATCGTGTCGATTCGGTTAATGGTACTCTCGAATATACTCAGGCGGTGTTGACGGTCTATAAGAAGGAAACTGCGGAACAGTTTAAGACTGTCCATAAAGGCCAGGACGAGTTACGGGGTATGGTTGAAGCTGTGAAAGATGATGTACGAAAGATTAGAGAGTCGGTAGATAGAAGGCATATAGCTAGGGAGAAATAATGGTAAAGAAAAAGGTTATATCTAAACGAGATAAATTAAAGCTGAACGCTAAAGATATTGGTGTTCGTGCTGTAAAGACTTTTGTTCAGACGTTGATAGCTTCGGCGGGTATTGTTATAACGGCTACGAGTTTGGAAGATCAGAAAGTTGCTTTAGTTTCGGTGCTTGCAAGTGCTACCGCTGCGGCATTGTCTGTTATCCAGAATAGTATCCTCGCTATTAAATAATTCCGGTGTAAGCCTTCTATTGTTTTTTGTGGCGTGCTTACGGTCGCCTTCTACATTCCAGCCGTTAACTATCAGATATTGGGTCTCTAAGATAGAGAACTTACGGGGCCATATCAGAGACATCATTTTTCTAGCTTTCTTGCATCGGCTAATGATAGCGTCCCGTCGATTATTGGCTGTAAAAATTCGCATCTTTCTCCACAGTCAACTTTGATATTTACGGGTTGGGCTTTTCTCCATAGTAGTTCGTATAGAGGCCTCATGCCTTGTTGGTCTATAAATTCTTGCCACAAGTTAGGCTCGTCCGTAAAGTGGGTATGGCAGTCTACGCATAACGTTATCGCGTTTCGCGTGTCACATCTGGTTAAATTGAAGCCTCTTGGGATTATGTGCGCACATGTGGGATTTCGTGTTGTCCCACAGTTCAAGCATTTTTTATTTGTTTTTATTGCGTTTCTAAATAGTTCGTCGGCTTTATCTTTTAACATTTAGGGTTTTCATGCGTTCTACCTTTCGAGGGGGCACCTTGTCGTCCTGAAAAGAGAACGCTAAAAAGGACGACAAGGGCCTTTGTTTAGGTTAGCAAATAGAGGCGGGTGTTTTGTGTTACCGCAAAGCCCCTGTCAAAACACCCGTTATCCTCTGCAAGAATTTTAGGCATATGGGTTGTTGTGGGTGTTCTTTGGGTTGTTTTATTTTTGTATGCCATTGCGTCTAGCTTAATACCAGCCTCTAGATTTTGAGTGGATGACCGCATTTCCCCAAGAAGAATATCGGGCGATGACATAAGAGTGCATCCATTTAAGTTGGCATATAGCGGCGGCGTCTGAATGTTCTAGAGGGCAACCCATTTTTGTCCAGGGTAATGCTTGAGCTATTCCCCCTGCTGATGATCTAGGGTTTCGAGCTGTCGGGTTGCAGCTGCTTTCTCTCCCGATGATATATAACGCATCGCTGAAATGTTCGGTAGGGATTCCTGCTTGTGTCATCCAAGTTTTGCATTGGGGAATCCAAGCGCCTTGGGGTGCTGGTATTGTTGAGGGGACGACTTGCGGTACCGTCTGAATCCTCCGTTCCACATGCGGTACCGTAGTCGTTGTTGTTGTAGCCGCTGGTTTGGTTTTCAGGTAGTTATCGTAGAGCGAAGTTTGAGGTTTCGCGGGTGGAGTGTTTCCGAATGCTCGGTCGAATGTCATCGCGACGGTAACAAAAAATAGTGTGAGTATTAGTCCTAACCAAAAATATCTTTTTAGTATCCGTCGACAATACTTGTAGCTGCTGAGGGGGTGTAGTATATTTCGCATAAGTTACGTCTCCAAACTTAACTATATGAAGCCAGACTGGTCTAGGGTCTGGCTTTTTTTTGTGTGGTAAAGGTCTACCATATTTGGGTGTCCATTTGCTTGATCGTTCGCATAACCCCAGGTCAGAGGCTTATATTTTTTATTATTTTACTTTTGGGTTCTACTTGCCGATATAACAATATAAGGATTTAAGGCCATAGACATGGAAGTCTCTTTTATAGAAAAGGGACAAAAAAATGAAACAAAAATATAGTGAACCTTTAGGTATTGATGTGCCTTTAGGGAAAGATAAAAGCTGGCATTTCCCAGCGAAAGCTCTTGGGCTATTTATTTTTGTGGGGATAATCTTTTGGGCTGGACATAACTACCAGCAACCAAAACCAAAACTACCTGCTAATGCTCAATGCCTCCAAGCTAATCAAGCTACGAAGGAAGCAGCAAAAACTTTTGCTACTCAACTCGCCTCTGCGATTGATGGCATAGATGCACCTGCTCCGGATTTGAAAGCTGTAAAGAATGCTTCGCTTGAATGTAAAGCCACTCAAGATCAGGTGACAGTGAAAGTAGAGGCTGCGAAATGATTCTTCTATCCTTGACTACCTTCAGCTTGTCTTTGCCTTTGTTTGCAAAACACAGCCGATATAAACGCCACTACCGGAAAGCACATCCAGGGTGTGCATGGATTCCACTCACATCAAACGCATGGATAGGGGCTTGCCTGTTCACTATCGGGGCGATGTCTTTACTGTTCTATGTGGACCCTCAATCGTGGGAGTCATTCAAGAGTGGCTTCGCAGGAACTTTCGGGGGTTAGCTATGGACGCTTACGAATACAACCTAACTATGAGTGCTGAGATAGTCGCGTCGCAAACGACTATCTCTATCTCAAAAGCACGAAAACTACTTAAAGCTGGTTTGTATTTTGGTCTTGGTGATCTGGATGCTATCGAACAGATCATTATTCAGAAGGAGAATCCGAAATGAAACATTTAGTTTTGTCGGTAGCTTTCGCTGTTGTGGTGATCTTAGGGGTCGGACAATTTACTGGCGAGGGCATCTCATATACGACGGCCTATACGGAAGTCCAGGCTGCAATTGAGCAACCTGCTCAAGCTGTTCCAGCTCCTCCAATTCCGCCTTACTGTATCGAACGGAATGATATTTGTGAGTCTATGCGTAAAGCAGGATTCCAGGAAGATCAGTTGAATCTTATGATGGCAATCAGTCGCGCAGAATCGGGTTGGAGGATAGAAGCTCTAGGAGATACCACTATCACCAACAAAACTTGGGGTCCATCGGTAGGCGTTTTGCAGGTGAGGACTATCAATCCTGGGCATCCTCAAGGGTGTCGGATAAGAGAGCAGTTGAATATGAACCTGGATGCTCAAACGTCTTGTGGCTACCAAATCTATAAGTCACAGGGCTATAAAGCCTGGTCAGCGTACCTTAATGGGTCATACAAAAAGTTCTTGAAATGACGATCTAAAAACTCCGTTTAGGGTTCGGGGTGGAGTATAATAGTTATATCGCTAGTCGTCTCGGCTAGGGAAAATGTCCTCTTGCAAGAGTGGAGTATGCAGCTAAGACGGTTGCTCCACTCTTGCTTGAGACCTAACCGTCTTATGCTGCAAAGGAGCAAAACATGGAAACCAAATCACATTCATTTAGTATTGAAGATGCCCAAAAGTATGGCATTGAAAAAGCAATCCTCTTACAAAATCTTAGATTCTGGCTAGATAAAGAACTAGCAAACTCGGAACGTGATAGTGAAGATTCAGGTCCAAAAGTTAAAGAGCATGAGGGTGCCGATTATGTTTGGACTTATAACTCAGCTAGGGCTTTCGCAAATCTGTTTCCTTATATGGCACCTAGATCAATTGGCAGGTGGCTAGGTGAACTTGAAGCGGATGGCATAATCATTTCGGGGGTATTCAATAAGGCTGCTTATGATAAGACTAAATGGTATACGATGCCAGAATATAGCCTTGGCCAAAATGGTAAAAGCGTTAGCCAAAATGGCCAATCAACTAGCCAGGATGGCCAATCGGAAGGCCAGGATGGCCAATCGGAAGGCCAGGATGGCCAACCTATACCAGATATAAACACTAATATAAACACTAATATTCTTGGTGATTCAGAAGAATCACCTGTGGATAACTCTAAAAACGAAAGAGCTGAGTTATGGGATGCCTTAGTAGTTGAGCTTGGATATACAGTTGAGGATATGACTAAGAATGTTCGTGGCCAGCTCAATAACGCTGTCAAGCAATTACATGATATAGGGGCTACCCCTAATGATATTAAATCGAGGTCTAAGGCTTATAGAGCGCTATTCCCTTCTAGTGCCTTTACGGCCATGGCTCTAGTGAATCGTTGGCCTGATCTACGGTCTATGAAGGCTCAGCCTTCGAAGCTAACGGGTGGCGTTGATTATGACAGCCCCGAAAGAGAATGGACTTTCGACGATAAAGGCGACGTTATTTTATGAGCATGAGCCCTGGTTAGAGGCTTTTTTGGTTTATACCCCCTAAATACTTTACACTACCCCTAGGGTTGTGATATAGTAATATATATCAAGTTGATAACGGAGGAAACCAAATGCAATACCCACCAATCCAAACAATACAAACCCAACTCAAAAACGCTACAACGCCAGAAGAAAAAGACTTCCTCGAAGGCATGCTCATAGAAATGCGATACGACGCTAAAGAGCTAAACCAATTCTGCCTAGACGTAATGAACCAAGGAGGCCGATAATGTTAACCGACTACTACGACTCCTCATTCGACGAAATCCGAGACTTTATCGACTCGGAACTAACAAACGAACAAATCGTCAGGGTCTTAGACGAATACGAGGACGAATATAACTCTTTAGAACGCGAATACTCCAAAGACGAAGATGGCTTCAATACAGAAACTATCGACGGCGGGGAACTATCAGACCTAAACGAAAAGATCGTTGCGGCTCTAGAAAACGAGGTAGATAATGGATAACCGTACCGTAGCTTTAGAGCAAAACAACGGACAACTATTGCGTATGATCGCTCAACATGTTGGTATTCCTGAACAATTCATAAAATCACATTTAGAACGAGAAATTGAGATTCGCTACCCGCTACCTGAAGAGATCAAATGAATAATTTATTTGACCCGCCTGAACCACACAAAATCGTTCACCTAGCCGACCCATACACTTCGTCTCTAGCGGCCCTTAAAGCCCTCAAGAACGCGAAAGGACTCAACAGGCTAATACTCGACGAGTTAACAAAAGAATATCCTCTAGGACTATCACACGAGGCTCTAGCAAAAAGGCTGGGCGTAGATAGTTCCGTCTCAGGAAACGACGTAGCTAAACGCTGTTCAAGCCTGAAAGCTAAAGGGCTAATAGAACAAGCCCGCGAAACAGACCTGAACTCCAAAGGCAACGTGGTAGCAACCTGGAAACTCTACTATCCACCAGGCGACAAACCTTCGAGGTGGGAACCGTGAAACGCCGTATCTATAAGAAAGAATATCTACATAACCGACATTTCGTGCCTACTTACTATTGCTATCTGAGGGGTTGTACTAATCCTGAGCATAGGTTCCGTATGTGCGAGAAACATCTACGACTACTAAAAGGAGCAACAAAATGACAGAAAAACAAACGATCACTATCCACGGTAAAGACTATGAGATGGTTTCCTCGCGAGTCGCAAGATTCATTGAGGACAGTAAAAAAGATGAATCATTCCAATATGGCATCCAAACGAAACTCGTAAAATACGAAGGTGACGAAGTAATAGTTAGGGCTTCCATCCAGATCTTTCAGCCAGATTCGGAACCCTTTGAGATAGGGTCAGGTTATGCACACGAAGAAATTACTAGCTCAGGTATTAACTCCACGGCAGCCCTGGAAGTATGCGAGACGTCCGCTATTGGTAGAGCATTGGCTTCTATCGGGTATGCGGGAACAGAATACGCTTCAGCTGATGAACTCGTCAATGCACTCAACCGCCAGCCATCTCAAGCGCCTAACCCTGCTACTCAGATCAGGCAAGAACACTTCTCAGGAGCTATCAAAGCAACAGCTATAGACGAGCAGACCCTAACAAAACTTAACTTCCTACCTAACGATCTGGGACTACCTAAAGATCAAGCAAAAGCAATCTGGGACCAACTATGGCAACAAGGCATCAGACGAGGAAAGTTCGACCCGAACACCAAAAAATGGGCTAACACCGAAATCTCTACCAGCGACATCAAAACCATCGTTGAAATGTTCGGAGGGGCAGCAGGTAAAACTTCCGATTCTATCCAAGCGATAACAATGCAACTCGGCGGCGACCTCCAAGTTGATACTCCAACAAACGTAGACGACTATTCAGACGCCCCATTCGACGATAACGAACCGTTCTAAAGCCATGGATGACAAACTTAAAAAGCTGACAGCCCTCAAGAAACGTCTAGACGTTACGTTAAAGAACTATCAACGTAACCATGCGCTGTGGGCTAAATGGCTTCATAACGCAAAAAAAGACGTAGAAAGATTCGACGAATGGGCTTTCGAACAGGCTATGAAACAGTCAGAGTTGAAAGCTAACCCTAATGATGTAGCGAAAGCATATATAGATATAGAACCTAATTATTCGTTTACGATGGGCGCTATCTATTGGAGCGAACGTCATACTTATCATGCGGAGCTAGATCAGCTTCGTATGGTGAGAAGCCAGCTGTTAAATGAGCTTTGGGTAGAACAAGATGACGAAGGTAAGTGGGTTTATTCTTTGGCTGATATCGCTAAGGCTTATGGGGTTACAGAGAATAATATGTATCAGCGGTTGAAGGTTAATGAATGGTTTTATGCGCGTAGAAGTCCTGGCCAGAAGGTTATTCCAATAAAACAATAGAAATATTTACATCACCCACAAGGGTATGATATAGTAAAGATGTAAGGGAGGAAACAAAGTGGATTACACAAAACTAAACGAAGAACAACTAGACCTCCTCCTAGCAAAAGTATCAAGAGAAGCCAGGTCTAACTACAAACTAAAAAAAGACCTAGAAACCGAAAAAATCAGGCGGGCACTATCAGAATGGCCTACCGAAATCTCCACCGCAAACTTCGAACCCTCCGAAGCCCCAGGAGGTTTAACACAAAAACAGATAACCAGAATCAGGGAATGGGCTAAAAAGAAACGGACAACTCAAGACCTAATCGAGTTCATAACGGAACTTATCGGAGGCAACGAATGAAAGACTGGACCCATAACCGCTTCATGCTATACACCTACCAATTCTTCAAAACATATTGGCTCGACATCAGCTTCTGGATTTTCACTCTCGTAGCCTGCGCATACACCTACATCATCGCAACGAACGGCACATAATGAAATACTTCTATAGTCTCCCACTTGGAATGGTTTTGTGGTCGGCTTTCACTCTCGGACAAACAATCAGATAAGGAAACAAAAAATGAAAACAATACCAGTAAACAAATGGACAATCACAGGCGCGGTCATCGCTTCAATTCTATTGATCACAATAGGAAGCACATCTGCTGGAACACCTGAAACAAAAACAAAAACTGTCACTGAATACAAGACAAAAACAAAAGAGATCAAAGGCGATACCGTCTACAAACTATCCGACACATGCCGTAAAGCACTCGTCAGCTCGACACAAAACATGGCTGACTTCAACAACCTCGTCGGAGCTATCGGTGACGCTATCGTGACTTTCTCGGAAACATACTCGACAAGTGAACTAGAAACCGCCGTCGCGAGACAACAAGTCGTCATTGATGGCATGCTCTCCGCCGTAAAACAAACGATGGCTTGTGACCCGACTATTGGTCAAGATGTAACTATCCCTGGACAGTAGAGGGGCTAGGTAGCTAACTATGACAAACGAAACAAAAATCTTTTTGACTCACTTATTCCCCATCGGACTTTATGCTCTTTGGGTCCTAATAGCTTTATCCGTTAGCAAAGGTTGAGTTTTAGTTTTGTTACATAACACGAAAGGCCAAAAATGAACATTGGAGTATCAGCAAAAGACGCGGAAGCTAATATCCGAAAAAATCTGATGAAACAAACAACCGAAACCCCGAATCTCGCGGAACTGCAATCTCGAATGAGGGAGGAGATAATGCGTTTCGGATTGAAACTCGTATCGTGCCCTAGAGCGAAAAGGCTTGAAGTCCTAGATTGCACGTTAGTAAACGTGAACGAGTTGTTGGCTGTTCTATCTAATAAGGAGGACGACAATGGAAGTTGAAGAAGTTAGGACAGGTCTAGACATCGACGAGAACTATGAAACGCTTGCGGTTACTACGAAGAAGGACGGTAAGTGGGAGATAGATATTTTTCAGATGCCAGTTGTTTCTTCTAAAGAAAGGACAGACACGAAATGAGCTGGAAACTTGAATGTATCCGTTGCCACCAAATATATGTAGAACATGGCAACAAAAAATGGGAAGGCAAAGATACTGTCTGCCATTTGTGTCGGGCTGTTGAGAGTAAAGGAGAAACAAAGTGAATGACGTAGTGGGTGAAATCTTGTTCGATGTTTACGAGCGAGGGAAAACGAATCAACATAGATTAGTCGAACAATATCTTACAGAGCAAGAAGAAATCTCGTATCAAAGCGATATTATTTTGCAGTCAAAGCTGGCGATAGAAAACTATTACCGAGAAAATCCGGTTGAGGGGTTAGGTAAAGACTAATGAGCGGTGACGAAGCATACGAAGAATGGCTAAGAGATGCTACTGACGAGGAAGTCGATATAGAGTTTGGGGTACAGGGCATGAAATATTCTGACGACGGACAAGTTGTTTCGAGTGGGGGTTGGAGTGTCTCTCAAAAAGAAGCCATACGCGAACAGCTCGAAGTTGCTTTTGAAAAATGGAATAAGTGGAAGCCTTTTATACCTGAGACAGTAGAAACAATTGGCGAATACGAAGACGGAGAACCAGTTATCGTTTGTGTAGGACAAGGTGTTTCTCAAGAGTCATTAAAGGAAAAAGAGGTAATGATTAATGAAACGCTTGAAGCTATTGAGGCTTTAACTAGAAAAGAGGAACAATGAAAGAAATAAATTATAAAACAAGTTACGACGGTACCGAATTTAGTGAATTTGGTGCGCTTATCCATGACGAAGATGAATCAGGGGGTTGGGATATTGACGAAGCGAAACTTTTTGTCAAAGACGGGCTATATACCTATTTAGAAGCTAATGATTGTTCGTGCTGGGATGGAAGATACGACGGCTGGACTGAATTAACAAAAGCCGAACTTTTAACACTTGCGGAACAATGGTGTAATACCGAATATCACGATTCAGAAAAAAATATGGGCGTATGGGTACTAGCTAACGTCTTGAGTCTTTAGTTACACAGAAAGAACCACAACAATGAGTATTGACGAAGCTAAGGCTGTTGTTATTCAAGCAATACAAAGCGGAGATTTAACTTATGGCGATGTTAAACAATTTACGGATGTTTTGTTTACCAAGTTGTGGTTAGAAAATAGCAGACTTAAGGGAGAAACTATGAAACCTCAATACCAGCGTCAACAGACACCACACTCGCTTACTAAATGGATTCTTTTATCGTTCGTGGTAGTAGGCATTTTTGGGCTTGTCTACTATTCGATCAGCCCGAACCATTACTGGACGGCATGATGGCTGATATACAACCCACACCCGAAAGTCTGGTTCATGTTTTAATGAGATTTGGACAAGGGATGTATCTACATGGCTCTGCAAGGTCACTTATAACGCAAGCAGAACTCAAAGCTCGATCACAACTAGCACTAGACGAAGTGTTGGCGGAGCTTGAGGCTATTACTAAAGGAGAAGAACAATGAACGACGCGATAGGTGAAATCTTGGCTGACGTTTATGCACGAGGCAAAACAAATCAATACAGGCTAGATGAGCATTTCATTAACGACCAAGAAGAAATGTCATATCAAAGTGACATTATTCTTCAATCGAAAATAGCAATAGAAAATTATTATCGAATCAATCCGTTGGAGGTTGAGGAGGTTACCCAAGATGACAGCCTATGAACCTAGCATCAGAGAATGTGGCCACTGTGGTGATACTTGGGCTATATGTTTACATTGCAACCAGACGTGGCCTTGTGAGGATTACCGAGATAACCATAGCGATAAACAAATAGAAAAAGAACAGCGTTGGGCAGCTAAACATCTAGTTTGTCCCTTCCATGATTGAAAGCGAGTTTTGATGTCTGACGTTAAGAACCTATACATATTAAAACAACCAGTCGAAGTTGACTATAAAGAGCGTGTAGTTTCTTTGACTTGGCCTGGTTCAGGCATCGAAGAAATCCTAAGTGCAGAAAACTTCGATAAAGATTTCGTGCGGTTGGATGTTGAGTCTCTAACAACACAACTCGAAACAATAATAAAAAAAGCGGTAATAAATGCTAAGAAAGTTGATATGTCTCCATTGAATGAAGCAAATGCGTTGTTAGGCATAACTCAAATAGGTGTGGCTGAGGTTTTAGAGCTTTTAGGCATGAAAGGCAAAGACAATGATTAAAAAATTTACATTAACGAAAGCTACTTTCCCTCTAGAAGTGTCTTGGTCTACATTCAAAGATGAACAATGGAAATCGTATACATCGGGTACAACTTTTGAATTTAATGCGATTTATATGTTTCAAAACTATTTGTCGGGGAGTGAGAGTGGTTTAGATGACTGAACAACCAATAACTTTCCCAAGTTTTAACCTAAGTAGATTTGAAAGAGCTGCATGGGCTGAAGCTGTAAGGCTAGAAAATCATATTGGTTGTGAGCAAGGGCATCACTTCTACGCGAAAGAGCATGGATTCAAACAAAAATGTCCTAAATGTAAAAGGTGGTTTTGATGTCTGAGTCTATACCTGAATACATACTACGTCCGAAAGTAAGCCAAGAAATAGTAGTTCGAAACGGACAAAGATCTTTGTTACTTAAAGCCGATTTTGGTAATGATATTACTGACGAATGGTTTTGGCCTATCGAAAAATCAGCATGGTTCATGCCTTTAGATAAACAAGCACTAACGGAACAACTCGAAAACGAACTCAACGAATACATCTATATGATGGTTTCGGAATCAGTTCAACATTCTTTGGAAGAAAAAGAGTGGGCTGAGGGCATGATGGAACATTCAAAGAAAGTGATTGCAAAAATAGTTTTGGATGCGTTGTTTGGTTTAGAGAACAAGGAGTCAAGCGATGACCGATGACATTGACAAAGAGTGGGAGATGGAAAAAGCAACTTTCAGAGGGAAAATAGAAGCCTTGAGCGTGTCGATGCAACTATTCTGCGAACAAGCAAAGTCCAAAGGTTTTGGTTTAGAGAACACAGGAGAAACAAAATGAAGGAACCTAGATTTACAGGAGAAGGACAACTCCCCGAATCCGAACTCGGAGACAAGATCGAATGGTCTAGACATACGCCACGTTATTTCGGCTGGAAAATATGGCGTTGGGGAAAACCGACCTTAAAAATAACTTCGATACCTCAAGGATATAGAGT